CCCATCCATCAATACCGTTAGTTAAACCGCCTTTCATACCTGTTCCTGTGCCAAACTTAAACGGACTGTTGGGTGCTTTTGCGCTACTGCTTACGCCTTTAACACCTAAGTCAACAAACTTTCCATAATCAACCATTTTAAACGATAAATGGAAACTATTTTTTGATGCTTGTAAATCATAACCAATTGATTTATATAATTCATTTGTATCTTTTTTACCTTTCTTTGTTAGGTTGGTCCGGGATTGTTGAACTATATACTTTCCAAAATCGTCTAAATATGATTTAACTTCATTCACAAAGGCTTATTGTTGTGTTAGGTACTTCTACTTGAAATGTCATTATCCAGCCATCTAATAAATTGGCTCGTGTAAATTCTTGCGGGTCGAGTGTTGGGTTTTCTGATGCGGTTATATTTGCCTTTTCAAAATCTGTGTACATTTTTAACCACATACGATTTAGGATTGCTAAGGTTTCATTCATATTGTCAACCTCGTTATCCTGTCCCCAAAACTTATCAGTGCTTATTTCTGTATTAATGTCACGAATTCCAAACGCACCAATTTGAACACCGAATAATACAACCGAACCATTAGTAAAACCCGCATCAGTAATATTAATATGAACCAAATTAAAGATGTTTTGCTTCTCTAAATCTAACTTTTCAAAGTCACCTTTAGAAACAGTATTAACTAACGGGTCTGCTTCTGCTAATGCTTTGATGTAGTAAAGTAGTTGGGTGTATTGGTTCATTTATAACTGTATTTGATTGTCATTTTTAGGTTTCATTAATTCAATCTTTAAATCTGTTTCATCTGCTTTGTAGCATAGATTAATCAATATTTCGTGTACATTTAGTTTTAATATTGTTTCGTGTTTCCAAATTTTGCCTTTTGCTAATTTGTCAATGGTTGCATACCATCCCCACTTTGCAAAGAATCGTTCTGCGCTTGCTCCCTCGCTTGTTCCTTTTCTGTTAAGTTCAGGGTATAAGTCGTTAATTCTGTTGACAAATTCAGAAAAAAAAACAACGCCCCGTTAACCACGTTCATCGGTGTTAGTTTCATTGCCTCTGCCCAATCGCTTGTGCCTTTATAATCTTGAATAGTATAGTTGCCAAACTTATCTTTTTTGTCAATCGGTCGAAACAATATCGCCATTAGATTGTTTAAAGTTTCAACCTCAGTACCATACTTACATAGATCAAAATATTCACCAGCGGTTATTTTATCTAAGTTAGGAACAAAACCAAATTCAATATCAGCCATTTTAAAAGTCTGTACAAAGTCGGCGGGTGTATTAATTGCTAATTCTATTTGCTCTAATATTTCTTTTCGATCAGTTTGTGGTATTGTTTCGTTTGGTTTTAATCCTGTAAAGATTTGAATTTTACGTTGTTCAAATTGAAATGCATCTAAATCATTTCGTTTCAATAACTCAACGTACTTTTGATATTGATACAATGTAATGTCTTTGCTATTCTCAGGTAAAACTATCTTCATATAAGTATAATTAAAAAAAGGTGATTTTGTCACTAACGGATGTCGGGTTTGTTTCCTCTGCCTAATCCAAGTGTTTCCATTTCGTGGTATCTTAAAGCGTCCATTGAGTGATTGTATTTTTCAATAGGTTTGTTTAATGCTTCATTTGTTTTTTTATCTTTTGCCCAAGTATATTTTTGTAATTCATCGATCAAATTCTTTGAAGTAGAAGTAACTAAATAGCTTTGCCCTTGCACAATCTGTATTCCGTAATCAATACTATCATTCCCTTTTGTAACTCCTTGCGCGTTAAGTTTTAAATCTTTTAACTCATCAATTGATTTAGGTTCCGCACTATCGCAATAAACAGGTAATCTTGTTTTAATCTTTTCAGCTATTTTCTTATTGCTTAAACCACGCTCAAAACAAATTTCATTTAGTATTCGTTGGTCGTTGTATTTATAAACCTCTATTATTGCTGTTGGGTCATTTGTATAACCAAAATCTAATCCGTAACCTAACAACCTTGCGCCATCAGGTATTAAGTCTATTTCTGACCAATTAGAATAAACAACACCATCAAGCGCGCCAATCATTCCTAAACCATAAACTTTCCACTTGTTTGCCCAATACTTGCTTTTAATATTTTCCTCTTTAAAAAGAAATTCAAAAGGTAAATTTGGGTTATGGAATCCTTTTTGTTTATAGTCTAAAATACTTCTCTTTTCGCTTTCTGATAAGTATTCATTGTCCTCAAAAGTTAATGTAATGAAATTGTTTTCGTTAATGTAGTCGTCGCCCCAAAATAAGCTATCGGGGTTGTAGTCAATAATTGTTAAGCCAGCACGTGAAATAAATTGTACTGCCGTATCAATATCCATTTTATCCGCTTCATTGATATAAAGAATATCACGTCTAAAACCTTTACCAACGTCAGCAACATCAGCCCCTAAAAAATCTATGTAGCTGTCGTTTTCGTATTCGTGTTTGCTTTCAGCTTTATTGAAGTCTGTTGTAGTTTTGAATACTCCCCAATCTTTACAAATCTTTTTGTAGTCTCTTACCACAGTTCGCTTCATCTTTGACAACTCAGAAGATAAAACACTAACTTCTTTTTCAGAAGATAGTAAAGATTGTATAATTAATTGAAGTATTGATATTGTTTTAGACGCTCCCTGACCTCCTCTAATAACAAAAACGTCCTCTTTTGGATTGGACGTTATTAAATCTAAAATCTTAAAGTAAGCTTTAGTATATTTATATTTATTATCTGTTGCCAATATCAGGTAATTTTGGGATATTTAAACCTCCTTTTATTTCAGTTTCTTTTTTATCAACTAATCCGTTTAATCGTTGTGTTATTGATGGGTTAAAGATACCAACCATACCGCCTTCAATCTGGTCTTGTCTAATCGCTCTCTTTATGCGTGAACAGATAGGTGCATAATCTGAGTATCTTTCATCTTTGTTTTTAAAGTAATCGCCTAAATCTTCAATAATATCATTGTCAGCACACCAATTTTCAAACCCCTCAATTGTTAACGGTCTTTCTTTTGGTTTATAAACTTCGTCTGCATCTTTACCTACCCAATCCTTAACTAAAATTGGGTCTTGTTTTATTTCATTTTTATAGCTGGTAAAATGCTCCCACATTTTCTCAGGTGTTTCTATGTATTTAGTTTTTGCCATTATTCAAGCGTTTGATAATATACAATCAATGTTGCTATTATAATTAAATAAACTATAACCTCGCATAAATCAGTATTAAATAATATAAAATTTTTTATTCTTTTCATCACTCACAATCACAATCAACCTTTGCATAGTTGTAGTTAATATTACTTACTTGGTACATATATCCATACTCATTATTTACACAGTCAAAATCAATTGGTTCTGAAAACTGTTCTACAAATTCACCACCCACTCCACCAACTGTTGGAACAAATAAAAAATAAGTTATTCTACAATTACTTTGTGCTTGCTCTTCGGGTTCACAACTTGAACCAAAAGAGAATAAAATAATAAATAGTAATAGTAGTTTAGTTTTCATAACTCTCAAATACTTTATCCAACTTATCAATCATTCCGATTATTGTTTTGGCATTACATCCAGCGCACTCAGGTTTCCATACTTGACGATTAAATACTGATGCGTATAACTCACAAATATAAGTTACTTGTTGTGCGCTCATTTTAAGTGTTCGTGTTTTAACAAACTCTTTATAAGTTCTGTATTCTTGTTCTGTTAAACATCGTGCTTTAAATCGGTAGGGAAGTAGTTCGTTTATTTTAGCTTCTCTTTCTGCGCATCCGCAATCTTTACCATCGATAAATATTTCAACTAATGCTTTTACTCCTGTTTTTTCTAAAACGTTTGCAATTGTTGTGCCAACTCCCCCACTTTCAATAATGACTGTGTTTTGTTGTTTGATTTTACTTTTTCTTCGCATAACTTTTTTCTTGATTTCTGTATTATTCGATTTGTAAACTCTCGATTTATATTAAATTCCTTTTGTATTTGTCTTAATGATTTATCATAACTCATTTCAATTAGTTCTTTTTCATACCACTTTAAGCTTTTGATTAGCTCACTTTCTGCGTCGTCTGTTTCAAATGCTTGCGTACTACTAAAGTCAAAATAATCTATCGGAACTAATAATTTTTCTTTTTTTAAATCTTGCAAAAATATATTTCGCATTGTGATTATTACATAGAAATCGTTTATTTCTTTTTTGCAATCGTATAATTTCAAATACATTTCTTGAACCATATCGTCAGCTTTGAATTTATCTTTGCAAATTCTATAAGCAACTATTCGCCAAAACTTGTCTTTTTTACATAATTGTTCAATCATGTAAACAAATTTACAAATTAATTCAATACAAACAAGTATTTTTTAGATTATTTAAAAACTCCACCAATTCAATAGATTGGTTTTCGAGTAGGTTTTCGGATAAGTTCCAAAGCTCAACAATTTTCACTATAACTGCTTTATAAGCAACAAGCATTAATTTTCTAACATAACGCAACACATCTGTTAGGGCGATTGGTTTGCCTATGATTGTGATTTGTTTAGCAAAGAAACTTGTGTTGATAAATCCCGATGTAGTGTAGTTTTCTTTGTCTACGGTTTCTATTATAAACCTATTTCTACCGCTTCCGTTATTTTCTGTAAATCCTCCTATGACACGCCATTGCTCTGTGTTGCGAATAAAAACACACCCAACACCCAACTCTTTCAAATCGGGTAAAGCTGTGTAGATTTTTTCTGTTAGTTGTTGTAGTGGGGTCATAATTACTCAATAAAACTATAATCGTTAGTATAAATCAATGACGGGTAATCGCTTAATTCTTGACGAATTGATACATAAAATGGTTTTTTAGAAGTGTTATTATCTTCATGAATAGCAATCTTCTTTTCATCCCATTCTGATTCTGGGATTTCTCTTGAAGAAACAATTTCTTCGTCTCCTAAATTTTCATCAAAAAGTTCTTTTGCCTGGTCAAAGTCTTTTCCTGAAAACGCATAGTAAAATTCTGCTGTTGTAAATTCAAATACTTTCATCTTTATTTCTCTTTTAAACTTGTTATTTCAATAAATGTTCCTGCGTCACAAGTATCACAAATCGATTCTTCTGTTTTCATAATTAATAGATTGGTTTAGGTTTTTTTTCAACTGGTTGAAAGTGTGATACTATTTCTTTAGCGTATGCCTCGTTTAAATTCCAAAATAAACCATTATTGTAATATCCGCTATAATCGTATTCCTCAAATCCTTTTAAAACAAAATGGACTTTATCTAAATCACTCGGCAAATCCTTTTCGCTTAAAATAGCAGTCCATCCTCGATTATTTTCGATGCCACTTAATGTTTTTGATCTCCACTTATTGCTTGAATCAAAATCAAAATATTCTATTTCTGCATCACAAAACTCAAATCCAAATAATTCTTCATCGAGTTCAGTATATCCATTCTCGTCTATAAAGGCTTTTAGTTCGTTAAACTTCTCTTGACCAATTAATTTCACATACGCCAACTCAATGGCTTTTTCTTTACTGTTCATTTTCTGGAAATTTTACGGGTGCGTTTTCTTTTAATTTCTCCGATTCTAACTCCATAAATGATGCGTTTAAAATAGCCATTTCATTAATTGAGTAGTTATAATTGCCTTTCACAAAATCATCGTGCTCTGATGGTTTTATTTCAAATCTACTGCAAACATCCTCTTTACTTAGTTCGTGTCTTTTTATTAAATCACGCAAAGCTCCACTAAAATTTAAACAATGTGTTAAATAGTTTCGCTCTGCATCAGTAGTTGATTTTAAAAATGTTCCAATTTTTTTAGTGTCTATTTTCATTTTTTAATGGTTTTAAAAGTTCGATAAATTTTTCTTCGGTGATTTCGGTTTTTATATCTTCTGGACACACATCATAATAATGCTCTAATTTCACTATAAAAAACTGTCTTGATGGTTTTAAGTAGGTAAAAATATCTGCATCAAACATCAAATCAAAAGCTGTTTCATTTTCCCAAATTGGCAAAGCATTATCCAAACAAATCTGTTTTAAACGGTCTGCTTGTTCTTGACTTGTTACGGGGATGTAGGTGTTGTAGATTGTTTTCATACTCCAATTATTTTTTGTGCCGTAGCGGTTAGTGTTAGGTTGTAGGGGATTAGGTCGGAGATGGTTTCCGCTTCTAAATAGCTATTTAATTTATATTTTTTCTTATCGGGTTTTTTATAAAAAACACAAACATTTCCATTTGTTATTTTATAATGTTCTTTATCGTTTTCTACGTAAAAACCCTCAAATAAAACTTTTGATTGGGCTTGTTGATAAATTTCAAGCTCTTCATAATATTTTGACCTATCTTCCAAATGTTCTTTTGGTCGCTCCAAAACATTCCCATCATCATCCATAGCTATGAATTGAGATGGGTGTGGTGGTAATTCTAAAAAATCATCGTGTTCAGTTCGATGAATATAATATTGCCTAAAATCTATATCTCCTAATTGCAATAATGCGCTTAGTCTTTTTCCGTTGTCTATGCTTGATATTAATTTCATAATTTTAGTTTTCATAATTACTATTTGTGTTAATACCCGCTATTTCTTATAACAAGTGTTTGTAAATACCAGCCGAAAATAAAATGCGTGTAGGCTGGCATCTACAAGCACCGAAACGTTAGTAGCTATTTAAAGAGCGTTTTGTGTATAACGACATCATTTAGCCGAATTGGGAATTTTAAACGTGCTAACGTGTGGTATTTCAAGTTTTCGCATTCACAACACTTTTTTAAGTTGCCATACGTTTCTATTCTTTCTCCTTGAATAAAAACTATTATTGATTGTCTTTGCATTTTAAATAAGTTCTGTTAAGTTCCTGTAAATTATTTTATGACCAAAAGGGTAATCTTTATAAGTTTTAAGTTTTACAACAATATCACCGCCTCTTTTATGCCAGCTAATAAGTTTTACTTTAAATGACCAAATCATACCGTCTTGTTTGTTTAGCATAAAGACTGCTCCTTTTTTAATTAAACCATCTTCTAAACATTTTCTTGTTATAGGGTTGTCTATCATAATTTTTCAAATATTTCCTGTTCTAATTCATCAGTCAAATCTATAACCCTATTAGCCATATCGTGAACAGAATAAATATAATACGTATTTTCTTCCGTTTCGTAATATTCAATAGAATAATCTTCACCTCCTAAACTTATAACTGCTGTTCTCATAATTAATTACTTATGTATGAGTTAAAACTTCCGTATTGATAGCATTTTTCAGTATTCATAACATCAACTATTTCTCCATATTTTAAAAGAAATTCAACTTTAGTAATTCCCTTTTTTATAGCTAATTTAAAAACTTTATTTTGCTGATATTCAAATTTAGCATTTAAAACCATTTCATTAATTGACTTTTCTAATTCTATTTTTTTAACCTCTTTTTTAATATCATCAGAAGAAACTTTTATTGTATTTGATGCACAAGTACTGCCGTAGTAAAATTCATTTCCATCAATATAAATACAGTAAGTTCCTTTTAATTCAGTTTTACCGCAACAATCACATTCGTTAACTTTATCTGTAAATCCGATTATTTTAAATTCTGTTGTCATTTTGATTTGTTTTAGTTGTTATTTCTTTTACAAATATACAACTTATTTTTGTATAACCTAATAAAATTACAAATATTTTTAAAATAAATGTAAATTTGATAAACAGCTACTAACAATCACTACAAGCTCGCTCATTTTAATAAAAATTTTGTTTCGTGTTTCAATTTAAGTTTCTGCTAAATTTACCGTGCCATTTTCATACTCCACCTCCACCCCATAAGCGGAGTGAATGGTGATTGCTTGGGTTAGGTTAGTTTTCATTTTTGAATGTTTTTAATGTTATTCCATTACCTGCTCCATCTGCTATTTTAGCTGCTCTAAATTTACGTTTATTCGTTATTTCATTGGCTCTGCCTTGACATAGATAAGTATCTCCTCCAAAATAAAAAACGCTCAAATCAGTCCATTTTGACCAATATAAAAAGCTAAATATTTTTTTCATCTTTTCTAAGTTTTAATTATTAATATTATCAAGCAACTCAATGAATTGCTCTTTGGTTATTTGGGTTTTGTTTTCGTGGCATCCTATAACAATGCAATAGAATTCACGTTCTTTATTGAACTCGAAATAGTTGTCGGAGT